AAAAACCGCTGAAATCGTTGCGGACAATGCGACCCTGTGCGAACAGATCAAGACGAAGCTGTTGCGGCGGCTTTCGGAAATGGTGGACAACTTCCCCGCCACCAATGCCGTTGAAATGCGGGAACGTGTGGGGAACATTGACTATGTCTACAAAATGAAAGACCTTGCGGCGGTCTATAACGCGCTCACAGAAACAACAAAGGGACAGAGCGCAGACATTGAAGACCTGTCCCCGTTGGTGGAACTGCTGAAATGAAGACCGCAACAATTCCGTGGGGAGAATTCAGCGAAAAACACAAACGGTACATCAAAGCCGCATTGAAAAACCGTATGTGTGTGGCTGAAGGCGCGATCCGTTCCGGCAAGACGATTGACCATTGCATTATAGCGGCGGCATATCTGGAAGACACGCCGGACAAATTCCACCTTGCATCCGGCTCGACAATCGGCAACGCAAAGCTAAACATTGGCGTTTGTAACGGATTCGGTCTTGAAGCGCTGTTCCGGGGGCGTTGCAGGTGGGGCAAGTTCAAGGACAATGAATGCCTTTACATCCAGACCCGGACGGGGGAAAAGGTTGTTATCTTTGTAGGCGGCGCAAAGGCAGACGCATACAAACGGATTCTGGGCAACTCATACGGTCTATGGATCGCAACGGAGATCAATGAACACTATGATTGCCCGGATTCCCGTTCGTCATTCGTCAAGGTTGCTTCCGGGCGGCAGATTGCGGCACAGAAACCATTCACGCTGTGGGACTTGAACCCGTGCAACCCGAAAGCGTCAATCTATGAAGAATACATTGACAAATACAGGGACAACGGTCTTGCGGGCGGCTACCTGTACGAACACTTTACCATTCACGATAACGCAACGGTCACGCCGGAACGTATTGCGGAAATAGAATCCCGGTATGATCCGAACACGGTTTGGTATCGCCGGGACATTCTGGGGGAACGTGCCGTTGCTGAAGGTCTGATATATCAGCAGTTTGCAGACACGCCGGACAGGTTCATTGTTGACCAAATCCCCCGTGTAAATCATGCAGTAATTGGGGTTGACTTTGGTGGTGGAACTTCTGCGCACGCTTTTTGCTGTGTGGGTTATTGTGGTAATAATATCGTGGTTTTGGACGAATACCGGGAACAGAAAGCGTTAGACCCAACCAAATTGCAACAGGATTTTGTGGACTTTGTCCGGCGCTGTCAATTGCGTTGGTTGGTTACAGACGTTTGGTGCGATTCTGCCGAACAAACACTGATTAACGGGTTGCGGACGGCGGCGGCAAAGAACAGATTGCCCGTCAATATTGGGAATGCCCTTAAACGCCCCATAAATGACCGAATTCGGGCGTTGTGTATTCTCATGGGCGCAGATAGGTTCAAGATTGCACAGGGGTGCAAATGGACGTGTGACGCGCTAAAAACGGCAGTGTGGAACGCAAAGCAGGTCACGGAAGACGTGCGGCTCGATAACGGGACAACGAACATTGATAGTCTGGACGCATTGGAATACGCTTTTGAACGTGATATTCCGACATTGATTGAAGGATGGGCGAATTATGAACGTAGTTAACATCAAACTTTGTGAAATCACGTCACGGGTGGTGCCAATTGGGTTTGAGGGCGAAAACAACCGGACGCAGGTTGCGTTTGATTGTTCCGCAATCTTTGAGGAATACCCGGACGCTGTTGCGGCGATGACCGTCAAACCGCCTGTGGGTGACATTTACCCGGTTGCCGTCCGGCGTGACGGGGATTCCGTTATTTGGGACATAACTGCGTCCGATTGCGCCAATGATGGGACGGGAGAATATCAGATTACGTTCACGGACGGGGACACGATAATAAAGACGTGGACGGGCGGTTTGCGCGTTTATGCGTCCCTGCTTGCGGGCGGGAATCCACCCGCGCCCGTTGAAGAGTGGATTGAACAGGCACAAGCCGTGTTGGGATCGCTTGAAAACATTTCCGCATCTGCAACAGACCTTCCGCACGGGGAACCCGCAACGGCTGAAATTACGGACGTTGGCGGGCATAAAAACATTGCCATTGGCATTCCTGCGGGCGCACCCGGAACCGCCGGGAAAGACGGCAAGGACGGGGAAGACGGCGTTTCCCCTACAATTGACGTTTCTGCCATTTCCGGCGGGCATAGGGTGACCATTACAGACGCAGAAGGAACAGAATCGTTTGACGTTCTGGACGGGGAAGACGGCGCACCCGGCGCACAGGGCGAACCCGGTTTTTCCCCCACGGCAACCGTGACCAAATCCGGGCATACGGCAACCATTTCCATTACGGATCAACAGGGGACAACCACCGCGACCGTGTCGGATGGTGACCCGTCCGATCTGATTGACGATACCACCCCCGCCGCCAACAAAACGTTTAGTTCTGTCAAACTGACGGAAATGGATAGCGCTTTAAAGAGCGCAATTGAACGCAAGTTCGGTATTCAGAATGTCGGTAGAGGGCTGAATGTCAGCGAGGACGTTTCAACCGGGAGCAGTAGAATCACGCTTAATGCGGATGTTCAGCGGAGCGATATTACCAACCTTCAGCAGAACAAGGCAGACATTATCATCACTAACGCCTCCGGCTCCATCGCCGCCATTACAGACGGAGCAGACGATCTGCCCGTGGAATCCATGACCGTGCAGATTGAGCCAGTGCAGGACTTGCATGGGCAGAGTAGTCCGTATCCGGCTGGGGGCGGGAAGAATAAGTTTGATAAGACCGCAATTACAGACTATTATTACTTTGACGAAGATGGGAATCCCGTAAGCAATTCATCGTGGTCAGTATCTGACTACATAAGTCTGAGCGGAACTGTCACAATCAGCGGATACGGAGATAGCGGTTCTGCTCCGAGAAGCTGTTGGTACGATGAAAACAAGGCGTTTATAAGTTCGTTCCAATTGCCCGGAAATTCATTTACGGTTGCTGTTCCAAACGGAGCGGTTTATGCCCGTTTCTCCGTTCGCCACAACAATTTGAATACGGTTCAAGTCGAACTCGGTTCTTCCGCAACCTCTTACGCCCCCTTCTCCAACATCTGCCCCATCTCCGGGTGGACGGGGTGCAAGGTCACAAGGACGGGAATCAATATCTGGGATGAAGAAACAGAAAGCGGCTACTATAGCGTAAACACGGGAAACAAGATTGCTAATGCGTCACAGATAAGAAGCAAAAACCGCATTCCGACCAGACCGAACACCACCTATTATTGCAAGTCTGCCAAGGGCATCTGGGCGCTGTTCTGGGACAATAACGGAACACTGATTACAGGGTATTCTGCGGCTTCCGGCGCAACGAGTGGGAACGCAAGCCTTATCAATAACAGAGCGTTTACAACACCACCAAACGGATACTATATGGCTTTTTACTTTGTTGTTGATTACGGCACAACGTATAACCATGATGTCAGTTTCAATTATCCGGGAACAGATACAAATTATCATGCCTACCAAGGCTCCACCTACCCCATCACATTTGATTCTGCCGGAACCGTGTACGGGGGAACGCTGAACCCGGTGACGGGGGAACTGGTGGTGGACAGAGCGATCGTGGATTTGGGGACGCTGACGTGGAACGCATCAACAAGAGAAACAACGTACAAAATCTTTACTACAAATGGGATTGCACAGCTTATCAAGGATACGGCAAACAACTGGACGATTCCGGCAAACTTCATGTGCAGTCAATACAAAACCGCTACATTCAACGAAGCATATGCAGGTAATACGAACGGTGTAATATCTTATGCGAAAGGGAATCATTCTATAAATCTTGTAGATTCCAATTTTGCTGATTATAGTGTCACCGAAGTAGCCGCCGCTTTGTCTGGCGTTCAGGTGGTATACGAACTCGCCACTCCCATCACCTACTCCCTCACCCCCACCGAAATCCGCACCCTGCTCGGCTACAATGCAATCTGGGCAGACACGGGGGATGTAAGCGTGGACTACAGGGCAGATACGAAATTGTATATCGACAACAAAATTACACAGGCAATCGCCGCCGCACTGAACGCATAAGGAGGAATAAGCCATGAAAGAGTTTATCGAAAGCAT